GCCCAACCAGCGCAATCCAGATCGTCTACACGGCTGGTTTTGGTGACGCAGGGTCAGATGTGCCGCCGGTTGTTAAGCGGGCTGTGAAGCAGGTTGCGGCGTATCTCTACGCAAACCGGGGCGATTGCTGCGACATGAGAAAGGCATTGGCGGCGGCAGGCGGATTGCTGGACGCCTATGCTGTGGTCAGGACATAATGAAGACGTTTTCCGCCACGCTTTCCGCTGATGAGTGGACGGAAATACTGCAAGGCGGTGACGCTCTGTTTTTCGACATTGGCAGCGCTGTTTCCGTTGATATTACATTGACCGAAACCGCCAGTACGCCAGCCGACAGCGCCGATTGCAACCAGGTGCAAAGCTGGCCTAACGGATGGGACTTTGCCGCTACAGGTCTTTCAAGCGGGGTTCAACGCATCTGGGTTCGCGGCGGTACGACGATAACCGGGGTGCGCAGATGAGAGTGATTTCAGGCGGAGTTACGAAGGCAGCGGTTCCAGATACGGGAAACTCCACAACGGCTGCTCTGGGCATTGCTGGCATATTCACCGGCGAGTGGTACGACGCCACGTCATTCAGTTCTATCGTTGTCGCGGTTTCGACAGACCAAGACGGTTCCTACGCCGTGCAGTTCTCGCCGGATGGGGTGAACACTGACAGCACCCTGACCCGATATTACCGCACCGGCCAGATCAATGCGCCGCACCGCTTTTCGATCACTCACAAATATGTCAGGGTGGTTTACACGAACGGGGCTGTAGCGCAGTCTTACTTGCGCCTGCAATCTCACGTAGGCGACTACAGCGACCTTAACGCGCCAACAGACGTAACACTCGCCCGCGACTTTGACGCCTTGGTCGTGCGACCTACAGACCCCTATGATGAAATCGCTCTGGGCCTGCGGCAGGGTAAAACCACATGGAACAAGTTTGGGTATAACATAGACGTTGACAGTGGCGCTTCGGAAATGATCTGGAGCGCTGGCGGGAACATGACATTCCTGACAACGGCTTCACGCCTTAGCTTCACGTCAACATCCGCCGCCGATACCAGTGCCGGAACTGGCGCGCGTGGGGTTGTTGTCTACGGCATCGACGCAAACCGGAAAGCCCTGATCGAAGTTGTATTTCTTAACGGGACAACCGCAGTTCAAACTGTAGGATCGTTCCTTGGCGTTAATCGCTGCGCCTTGTATTCCGCTGGTTCTGGCCAGGTGAACGCGGGGCAGATCAACGGCGTTGCTGTCACAGGCGGATCAACGCAGGCGCAAATCCCTATTGGCGTCGGCACCACGCAGCAGGCTATGTTCTTCACACAAGCCGGGCATCAGGCACTGGTAGAGCGGATATTCATCAACGGGATTAAACAGGCTGGCGGGTCAGCACCTAAAATAATCTTCAAGGGGTGGGTGCTGTCATTCGTCAGAAATGCGAAATATGAGATTTTTCGCTACACCGTCGACACGTCAGTTGAGAACCATATCGACATAAACATGAAATCACCATTCGTGATAGGCGAGCAGTCTGTTTTGTATTTCACCGCCGATAGTGATACAAACAATACAGAAGTAGCCCTGCGCTACAGCATGGTGGAGCATAAGAACGCAAATGCTTGATTGTAGCAAATACAGCGCCGGGATGCTGAAAGACATTGTTGAAATCCAAGAAGCCACGCGCGCAAGCGACGGCAAGGGTGGTATTATACAGTCATGGTCGGCACTGTCAGGAGCGCCAACACGGGGAATGATGCGGGCTGTCAGCGGGGGGGAGCGGTTTGCATCGGCGCGCACTGAGGCAACGACAACTCATAGGCTTGTGGTGCGCTATTTTGACGGTCTGCAAAACGGGCATCGCGTGATGTTTCGAAGCAAAGCGTTCAATATTACCTTTATCAACAACGTCGATTACGCAGACAAGTGGCTTGAAATCAGTTTGCAGGGCGGGGTTGCAACATGATGTTCCGCGTTGACGCAACGCCGCTTTCAGATTTTCTCTATGGGTTGCAGATCAAGAATAAAATTGATCTTTCCGTTCCGGGGTTAATCGCAACAGAGTTTGACGGGCTGACCCTGTGGATATTCCCAAGCGATAAAATGCGGGCAATCGTCAGGGCTGCGCAATGAACGACGCAACAATCAGCATCGACGGGCTGGACGGGGTGCAACGCTTTTTAAAGGCCTTCGCCAAGGAAGCCGAGGCTGGTATTGCCAATGCAGTTACCGCAACGGCTCTTGAAATAAATTCTGACGTTAAAAAGCGCATTCAGCGCGGGCCTAAAACCGGCATAATTTACACGCGCGGCAGCGGGCAGAACCTATCCGCAGAGCATCAGGCATCCGCACCAGGCGAGGCACCGGCAACAGACACAGGAACGCTTGTTTCGTCCGTCTATTTTGAGCAATCAACGAAACTGTCAGCGACCATTGGCAGCAGGCTGGCCTATGCGTCTTGGCTTGAATACGGAACGCAGAAAATCATGCCGCGACCGGCATGGGTTCCAGCGACTGAGGCGGGAAGATCAAAGCTGACAAAGCGGATTGAAAAAGCATTAGCGGAGGCGGCAAAATGAACCCGGCAGCATTGCGTGAGGCTATTTTTGACGCGCTGAATGTGATTGACGTTACGATCCTGCTTTCTGATGAGTACGGCGCGATACCGGCAATATTCAGCGAGGCGGCATTGCAGGCAACCGATAGCGGCGCGGGGGAGTTTTTCCCTTATGTTTCGTTTAGTGTGCCGTCTGATTTCGCTTACAATGACAAAGGGCAAACCGGGTCTAATGCGGTTGTGCAGATTGACGTGTGGAGCAGATCCGGTATCGATGAATGCGAAACCATCACGCGCGCAATCTATGAAGCAATTGACCGATCAACAATTGGCGTTGTCGGTCATATCGAAACGCAATGTGAAGAAATCCGGTTTAGTTTAGACCCAGACGGGCTGACCAGGCGGGGGCTTATGTCATTCAGGGTTGTAGCACTTGCCTGAATGTTATGTTATAACGTATCAATGCGGCTTAGGAGGCTGAGAAAATGGCGAAACTTGCAGGACGTAAGGTCCGGGTTGAATACAGCGCGACGGCGATTGCCGGTGCGATTGCTGACAGCATCACAATCAATCGTGAAGCTATCGACATCACAGACAAGGACGACGCCGGTGTGCGGACGTATCTGGCTGAACTCGGGGCTTTCTCAATGTCCATGAGCGTCAACGGCCACCTTGACGGCGATGTGCTTCATGCGCTTGCCCGCGATAGCGCGACCGGCCTGCACACATTCACATTCGACATTGACGGCATCGGGTCTTATTCCGGCAGCTTCTGCATCACATCATTTGAAATCACTGGCGATGAGGGAACCACGTCTGCGCAATTCTCGGCCAGTTTTGAAAGCGGCGGCGCGGTAACCTGGACACCGGCAGCGTAATGGCTGTTTTTCGTGATGTTCTGATCCCTTTCGGCGGGCGGGAATATACCGTCACGCCGAGCGTGAAGCTTTTGCGCATGATCGAAATGAAGGGCAGGCGCGACAATACCGGGTTTAATCTGGTTGAAGTGTTTGTCAGGCTTTCCGCAGGTTCCGGTTATTATGACGGGGCTTTTGTGCTGGCTGAGTTGATCAACGCCAGCGGCGGCAAGGTAACAGACGATGAGGCTTTGGCGCAGTTTCAAAGCTTTGCCGGGCCAAAGGAATTGACCGAGTATATCAACCTCGTTTGCTCCTGCATCATGCCTGACGTTGCCGGAAAAAAGCCGGAAGCCGAAGCAGCGGCGGCTTAGATGATAAGGTCGAGCCGCTTGATTGGGATATGTTCTATCAAGCGGCCCGGTCTGTCGGTATATCGCCGGGCGAGTTTTGGAGCATGACCCTGCCGGAACTCCTGCTTGAGTTTGGCGATAAAAAAGGCGGCGGGCTATCGGGCAGTCAATCCGATGAACTGCTAGAATGGATGCGCAACGATTACGGACGAGGCGGCAAATGACCCCGGAAATCAAAGTCAAAATCAGCGCAGAAGTTGACAAGCTTGAGAAGGGCTTGGATTCCGGGCAGGCGTCTCTCCTTAAATTTGCAAAGATCGGCGGCGCAGCGATTGCTGCCGTTGC